ACAATTCATTTTTTAATTGTTCTATTTCTTCAGCAACCTTATTTGTATTTTGTCTATCACTTTCAAGTTTAGCAATTTCTGTATCTAGTCTATTTGAGTGTCTATTAATTTCTGAAATAGAGGTATTGATTTTTGCTACAGATATATTTAATTCAGATAACTTTTCATTTATCTTATTCATTTCTTTTATCTTGTTTTGAGTTTTGTCTATTTCGTTTAATAAATCTTTTAGACCTGATTCTAATTCAGATATTTTATTTTTTTCAGCAGATACTTTACTTTGTTTAAACACTTTGTCAATTGGTTGTGTACAAGTAGGACAGTTATCATTTTCTTCAAAAAATTGTAAATTCTTTTTGTGATTTGATAAATTAGTTTCTATTTTTGTTTCTAGTTTCGATAACTGAGCAGCCTTCTTATTATGTTTATCGCCGCCCCATATTTCTGCTTTTGTAGATATAATTTTTTCATTAAGCAATTGTAGTTTTTGATTATAGTCGTAATTACTTTGCTCATTTTCTTTTAATTGTTGTTTTCTATTTTCTATATCAGAATTATCTCTATTTTGTATTTGTTCAAAGTGTTTCTTTTGCAACTCATATTTTTCAGTCATTAAATCATATCTATGTCTGACATCTGTAATGGCCTTACTTAACTCACCTTGTTTATGTCTTATTAATAAATCCATGTAACTAAAAACTCTTATATCTAATATTTCTTCGACAACCTCTCGTCTGTATCTAGCACGTAGGTGCATAAATGGTTGATAAGAAGAAGACCCCAGAATAACGACTTGACAAAAAGCACGATAATTACATTTTAAAATATTTTGTTCTAACGTATTTTGATAGTCAACATTTGAAGCATCTTGGTTTAATAATACATCATTACAATAAATCTCAAATTTGTTTGGTTTGATTCCTCTTATAACTTTATACTTTTTATTGTTAGTTTCAAACTCACATTCTATTTCACACTCATTTGAATTGATTGTATTTACTAACTGTTCTTTTTTAATATTTCTAAATGAACGATTAAATAAGGCATAACATAATGCGTCTAACATGGTAGATTTACCTGAACCGTTTGTACCAATAATCAATGTTGATGGTGATTTTGCTAAATCAACTTCTATAAACTGATTACCAGTAGATAAAAAATTTCGCCATCTTAATTTTTTAAAATAAATCATTTTCTTGTTATATCAAAACTAATTGATATTCTTTCCTCGTCTGTTTGACTTGGTTCTACAAAGTGATCCAAATAAGAAGGAAATAATATTAACAATCCTTCTTTTGGTTGAATATATAGATATTCGCCACGACTATAATCATTGTATAATAGATTTGATATATTTCCAGGTCTTGGATCTCTTAAAACAAGTCTACCGCTATGTTTGGGTACTGTTACATAATATACTCCTGCTATATGATATTCTCCTGAATGATTATGTAATGAATTCCAATCACCTTTTACATTAACATTGTACCACATTTGTGCTACTTTTGGATTTTGTGTTGGTAAATCAGAAATTTTTATTACATCACATATAGCTGCTGATAAAGGTTTTAAATGGTTATTAGGATTTTGCAATTCACTTTGCCATCCGCCTATATTACTTTTATTTCTACCCTTTGAAGCTTCTCGTAATCCTTGTACAACACCTATAGTGTCTTCGTTAAAAGATACTGCTTCTTTTTTAACACAAAATTGTTGTAATATTGTTGTGAATAATGGAGTAGGATAAATTAAATCTTTATGTACTTCAGTTCTCATACTTTACTATCATTTGCCTCTATATAAATTGACTTTAAAAATTCTTTTAGTTTTGTTTTGTTTACATCTGTTTCTAGTTGGTCAACATAATTATTTAGGAATGTAACTGTGTCTTCGCCCATTTCTAAAATATCTTCTCTTACACTGGCCTTTATATCTGAATAATCTTCTACAATATTTAAATCATGTACTGTTATTTCATTATATAATCTTTCAACAAATTTGTCAAATACCTCTTCATTTGTTTTATTTAATACAATAAGTTTTATAAAGTGATTATCAAATGGTTGTAAATCAAAATTTTTATAATCTTTCTTTTTATCATCATAGATTATTTTTTTATGTATTGTGTATGGATTTACTATTCTTTCTATTTCTCTTGTTTCAGTATCAAAAACATGAAAACCTTTTGGGTCTTGGTGGTCTGACCAAGTCATCTCATATTGAGCACCACAGTAGTATATTTGACCATCGTCTGTATTTTTATGAAAGTGTCCTGAAATAACTCTATCAAATCTATTAAAATCTGATTTTGCTAAGCCATGTTCGTTAATAACACCATTTTGCATTTCAATACCTTTAATTTCTAAATGACCAAAACATAAATCTGCTTTTGCTGTTTTTAACATATTCATGGAGTGTTTATAGTTATCATCACATATCCAAGGCACAAACAAAATATCTGTACCATCAAAATTTACAACAGTTGATTTTGTGTATATCCAAGGTTCGTGTTTTTTATCAAATGAAGTATAAAGATTTTCTATTGCGTTTATATCATTGGTATTTTTAAAGTAGGTATCGTGGTTACCTATAATGATATGTGTATCAATTTGTTCTTCGTATAATCTATCCCAAAATTGTTTTCTAAAAATAGAAGCAGTTTGAAAATTAATAAACTTTCTTCTATCAACAACATCACCCAAATGTATCAATGTTTTTACATTATGTTTTTCTAGGTGTGGAAAAAAGATTTCATTATAAAATCTTAATTGATAATTTCTAAACGCTTCGCTATCATTACGAACACCGAAGTGTGTATCATTCAGTAGTGCTATCTTCATTATGTAAAGTCTTCTAAATTGCCAGTATAGTTTCTTCTTTTTCTTTTTTTAACTTTTATTTCGTTTGCTTTAGGTTGTTCTTCAGTTGATGGTTTATTTTTTCTTAAAAATTCTAAAAACTGATTTTTATAATCACTATTTGTATCACCTGGCAATACAGAAAATTCATCTATATTTCCTTGTTCAATCATTCTATACTTAATATTTGTTTGTTTCTTTTCTTTTTGTATTCTTCTAATAAAAGCATAGTAAATGATTTGTGTAAAATAAGCAAATGGATTATTTGATTTTGCTGGGTTAAAGTTTTTAAGATATTGTAAACAGTTTTCTATACCATCAGAAATCATATCATCTCTAAAGGTATAGTTTATAAAATTTGGTCTATAAGATAAGTGATTTGCAATCTTTAAAAAACATTCACCAATATAATTTGTAACTGGTGGTGCTTTTCTTTTTCTTTTTTCTGCTTTATCGCATTTATCTTTATACTCTATCATCGCCTGTAGAAACTTTTTGTTATCTACATAATGTTCGGATCTTTTTCGTGTTTTAGTCATAATATTATTATAGTATATTTTGTTGTTTTTGTCAATGGTTTATGTTATAAGTTCTACCTCTACGGCCTCTGCTTTACCATATTCTTCATAGTTTTTATTATAGTGATTCCATATCTTTTTTTCAAGTTGTTTAGGTGTACCTTTAAAAGGATACGATACTTGACAATACTTTTTTGGATTGTCACTATTATATGTTGCCTTTATTATCCATTCTTCCTTTTTCATATTAACCAGTTATATATAGCCCTTAACGCAAGTAACAAATACATAAGTTCCATAAGTGCTCTAGGTATGTCTTTGTCTTTTATACCCATATAAATCCATATACTACAGGATACTGTTGCTATTGCCCATCCTACCCATTGAGTGCTAGGATTTGCATTTGATAGTATGTAGGCACCTATCATGGCCAGTACAAAGCCTAACCATCTCATACCATCTAATCTTTTGTAAAATCTAATTTTCATGGACACTTGACATAATTTAATTTCATTGTTATAATACCCATGTGGGTTGTTACCGAGAAGCTTTAGCTACCTCATTAGTGTACTTTTTTGCTTGGCATATTTAGTAAATCACTTAACTCTTTAATATCATTTTTATCAATATCTCTCTCATTTAAATCAGAATTTTCTTCATCAAAATCTTCCCATTCTTCGTCTTCTTTTAAGTTTCTTTCAACAATGTTTGGTAATGACTGTTTTGCCTGCCGCAAAGCAACAACAAGTTTTCCATATCTTTTTGTAAATTGAGGAGTGGCATTTGCTATCGTAATAATTTTATCTATTGGAATTGTTATAATTTTTTCATCTGTAAATCCAACCCATTTAACTAACGCAATATAATCAGATATACCTTGCTCAGTAATACGAGGAACATATTTAATTAACATAGGTTCCTGTAATCTTAATAGTTTTGAGTTTTCAGGTAATTGATCCTTATGTAAAGGAAACTTACAACAGATTTCCTCTCCAGAAACCAGTCTGATTATCTTAACTGCTTTATCGTCAATTCGATTAATCATATAACTATTTATCTAAATTTACGGTGTGAATCTCATAGTTGAAACTCTCCCGATTGTAGATATTCACTCGTTCCTGAAAATGGGTTAAGGTAAAATTCTTTTTATCTTTATATGTTAAATCATCAGATATATCATATACTGTAGCACTTTGTTTTTTATCGCCGACACGAAGGCCACGGCCAATACTTTGTAATACTCTTATAGGGCTCTTACTAGGGCTACTAAAAACAATGTTGTGTAAATTACGAATATTGATACCAGTGCTAAACGTCCCGAAAGAAGCGACAATAATTGCGTTGTCCGATTTTTCTGTGATTGCTCTAATTTTTTCTCTATCATCTGTTTCTGTTCCACCATAAACAAAAAATATTTTTCGTTTTGGATCTGCTTTTTCTTTAATTAAGTTATATAAAATTTCACCGTGTTT